GGCTTTCTCTCTCCCCGATTGGTTCGAACCGACCCACCAAGCAGTGCTCAGGAGCAGTTATGACCGATCAAGAAAAGCCAGGCGGACTTTGTTCATCTTTGGATCTTGCATTGTCGAGCGCAAACTGGCTTGGGCCAACCGACATTGCCGCGATGACGTTATCTCGAAAACTAGCAACACTGTTGGATGTGGCTTTTGATACTGGAGACATTAAGGAAATACCTGCAAATGTTGGCAAGTATTTGGCGGTTTTAGAGCAATTACACCTAACAGTTGCAACAAGAATGACATCGAAACAGGGCGAGGAAAGTGACGGGACACATCATGTCGGAGACTATCTACGGCTCATCAGTACCAAGAATCCAAAGCAAGCTGCTAAGCCTGCCAACGGCAGGGCCAGTAGTAAGTAACTTAGCCGATGAACTAGGAATGCCGTTGCTACCTTGGCAGAGATATGTTCTCGATGATGCGCTAAAGATCAAAGCTGATGGGACTTGGGCTAGGTCAATTTGTGGGATTCTAGTTGCCAGGCAGCAAGGCAAGACACATCTGATGAGGATGAGAATCCTTGCAGGCCTGTACATCTTTGGTGAAAAGAATGCCATTGCCATGTCACAATCTAGGCAACTTTCACTTGACACATTCAAGCAAACTGTCGAAATGGCTGAATCTTTGGAGTGGATGCGCAAGCGGATCAAGCGTGTCAGCCGAACCAATGGACAAGAGGAATTAGAAGTTTATTGCCATCACTATCCCAAGTCATGCGATGGCAAGTGTGAACGCATCCGAAAGTACACAATCAAAGCTGCAACAAGTGAGGGACCACGCGGATCAACAGCCGACTTGCTGTATGTCGATGAGCTGCGAGAGATTGATGAAGCAACCTGGACAGCGGTCACACCAGTGACAACGGCTCGACCCAACGCTCAAGTGTTTTGGACATCCAACGCAGGTGATCTAACTTCAACAGTATTGAATGAACAACGGCGCAGGGCCCTGACCTTTGCAAGTGATCGTATGGGCTATTACGAATACAGCGCGCCAGCCGGCTCGGCAGTCGATGACATCGAGGCTTGGAGAATGGCTAACCCTGCACTTGGGCACACAGTAAACATCCAAGCAATCAAAGATGCGGCGGAGTTTACCAGTCCAGATGCTTTCAAAACTGAACGACTATGTATGTGGATCGATGCAATCGACAGCCCCTGGCCCATTCAAATTTGGAACGAATGCGAGCGCGATGTCGCACTTGAGGATGGCCTACCAACTTGGATGGCAATGGATCTCAATTTCAATCGAGAGTTGGCGGTATTGATAACACTCCAGCAACGGCCCGAGGGCTTAGCAGTATTCCTGCACGAATGGAACAAAGAGGGCGGCATCAATGACCTTGAACTAGCTGGGGAGATCGCAACACTGACTCGCCGCTACCGTCCGAGAGTGCTGGCCTATGATCCAAACACTGCTGGCTACATTGCGCCAAGACTTGCCCAGGCTGGCGTGCCGGTCGCGCCAACACCTTGGAACTCAGCAAACTTCTCGATCATGTGCGATCAGACAATGAACGCAATGCAAGCCAGGCAACTCATACACCCAGCGCAGCCAACACTTCACACACATCTGGTCAGCTGTGCGCGCCGACCTGCCTCGGATGGCGGCTGGCGTATTGCCAGGCGTGCAGCTCAAGTCCCAATCTCGGCAGCTGTGGCATTGGTGATGGCAGTGGGACACGCAACCGAGCCGCAGCAATCGGTGAGCATTATCTCAGCATAAGTGCGACAACACGCGCAACAACATGACAAACCCTGACAAAGTTAGGAAAGATTTGCTTAACGTGGTGCAATGAGAAAATGGGATTCATAGACTTCTTGCTTGGCACGACTGAAACCAAACCTGATCTATCCGCAAGGGCTGGCATTGCAATCCCCTTTTATCAGGATGCCTACTTCACACCTTTCAACACGTTCCGAGTCGATCGATCCAGCGCAATGCAAGTCCCAGCTGTGGCACGCGCTCGCAACATTATTGCCGGCACAATTGCCAGCCTTGGCCTTAACTCTTACAACGAAATCACAGGACAAAAGATTGAGGGTCGCAATATCCTCAAGCAACCGGATCCAGCCCTGCCGCTAATTACAACAATGGCGTGGACTGTCGAGGACATCCTGTTCCATGGTCGCAGCTTCTGGCAGGTGCTAACCGTAAGTCTTGAGGACGGCAGGCCAACTGAAGCCAGGCGCATTGATCCAACTCGGGTCACTTTCACCACTGACTTAAATACTCAGGAAATCGTCAATGGCTTTTACATCGAGGGCCAACTGATGCCAATTACTGGTGTTGGCTCATTGATCATGTTTAGCGGTATCGATGAGGGCATTCTTAATCGAGGCGGCCGCACAATTTCAACTGCATTGAAACTAGAGGAAGCAGTGCAGCGGATGGCGAGTGAGCCGAATCCAACAATGGTGATCAAGAATACTGGCGTGGACTTACCACCCGAGCAAGTGTCAAGCCTGCTGGCTCAATGGAAGCAAGCCCGAGCAACTCGATCGACTGCGTATCTATCTGGACCTTTAGATGTGACCACGTTTGGTTATGATGCCGGACAAATGCAACTCACAGAATCCAGGCTGAACACAGCTGCGGAAATTGCCAGAATGTGCAACATCCCAGCCTGGTACATCAACGCCGAATCAGCCAGCGCAACTTACTCGAACGTAAGTCAGGAACGCCGCAGCCTTGTGGACTTTAGTCTCAAGCCATTCATGCAAGTCATATCCGAGCGACTAAGCATGAACGACATCACGCCACGCGGACAAGTTGTGCGCTTTGATCTGGACGATTACTTACGCGGCAACCCACTTGAGCAAGTCGAAGTCCTAACCAAGATGATCGAGTCAGGCATCATCAGCGTTCAGGAAGCCCGTCAAGGCATGGATCTAGCACCGAGAGGAAACCCCATCTAATGAAACTAAATTTCGATGGCCAAGTAATTGCAGCCGATGTTGCAAAGCGAACAATAACTGGATTAGTTGTCCCATTTGCAAAAGTTGGAAACACATCAGCAGGCCCAGTGCGCTTTGAGTTTGGCGCATTTGGCGAGATTGATCCTAGCCAAATTGTGCTGAACATGGAACACGATCGCACCCGTCCACTAGGTCGAGGCATCGCAGGCAGTGAGCAAGTCACACCTGCCGGTGTTTCCATGGCTTTTAAGATTGCGCCAACTGGTGCTGGCAATGATGCGCTAGTCGAAGCCAGCGAGGGACTACGCCCGGCATTTAGCATCGAGGCCAAGGTCAATGAGTACACAATAGAGAAAGGCGTGATGATAGTGAGCAATGCCAATCTTGAGGCTGTGGCTCATGTGACCAGTCCTGCATTTGCGGATGCCAAAATTTTAGATGTCGCAGCTACTGAAGCAAGTGACGAAACCCCAGAAACCCCCGAGACGGAAATCCCCGTTGAGGACAACCCACAGGAGAACACAGTGGAAAACGAAACAGAACCAGCAGAAGTAGAAGTGACGGCTGCCGCTGTTGTGACTGCTGCTGCTCCAGTGGCCTACGCCAAACCGCGTAGCCCAATCAACAGCCAGGCAACATACCTGGAACACAGCATCAAGGCAAAGATGGGCAACCATGACTCGGCTCAGTACGTTATGGCAGCCGATGACAGTTTCACAACTAACCCAGCCTTTACCCCAGTGCAGTACGTGAATCAGGTAATCGACACATCAATCGGATCACGTCCAGCCATCGATGCAATCGGTTCACGCGCACTTAATGCCTCGGGCATGGTGATTTCACATCCGAAAATTACAACTAACGGTTTAGTTGAGGAATCTGCAGAAGCGGGAGCAACACCTGAAACAGGTATTGTCAGCTCGTATGTGAATTTGGACGTTTCCAAATTCTCTGGAATGCAGACATACAGCCTAGAATTATTAGAAAGAAGCACGCCTGACTTCTTTCAAGCGATGGTTGATAATCTCCAAAGAAGCTATAATCGTGCAACCGATGCAGCAGTTATTGCCGCATTGACAGCAGGCGGAACACAGGCAACAGCAGTTGCTGCAACATCCGCGGGCATCATCAGCTATGTTTCAACTGAAGCACCAGCTGCTTACCTTGCAACTGGTGAACTACCAAGCGCATACATCGCAGGCACAAGCCAGTGGTCATTGTTACTTGGTGCAACCGATTCAACCGGTCGCCCAATTTACAACGCATACAACCCACAGAACAATGGCGGCGTGGCTGGACCTCAGTCTCTACGCGGTAACGTTCTAGGCTTGGATCTATACGTTGATCCGAATGCAGTAGCAACAACCATTGACGAGTCGGCATTCATTGTCACACCGTCAGCAGTTGCAATCTACGAATCCCCAGTCCTACGGATGTCCACAAACGTGGTCACTTCAGGTCAAATCGAAACAATGCTTTACGGCTACTTAGCCGTTGGTGTTTTGGTTGCTGGTGGAGTACGTCGCTTTAACCTGACTTAGTCAGCGTTAGTTAGAAGTGTGGGGGATGCGGCCCTGTGTCCCCCACACACTTACAAGTTAGGATTTTGAAATGGCTTTGATCGCACTTAGCGAACTAAAGGCAGTGTTAGGCATTGGCGACATCTATGCCGATGACATTGTTCAGGCTGTTGCGGATTCTGCCGAAAACATTATTCTTTCGTATTTAATTTTTGACGATGTTGCAATCAAGGCTGTCAAGATTGTGGACAATGTTGCCACATTCTTGTGCTTTGAGCAGACTTTTGTCGAGGGTCAAGCCCTAACTGTGACAGGTTGCGGCGCACCATTTGATGGATCGCAGACTGTGACTGAGGTCGGCTTTGACGTTTACTCATCACCATTCTTTCGATCTGCAATCACAAACGCAGATATAACCGAGCGCAGAGTTATTCCTAACGGGCGAGCAGTTTTGACAAGCCAAGCCGCGCTGTACGATTTAGTGCCTGAGTGTCGTGAGGCTGTCATGGCAGTAGCCTGTGACATCTGGATCACACGCACAGGAACGCTTGGACAGCAGGGAGTGGACTTCCAGTCGCCTGCGCCGTATCGCTTAGGTCGCTCGATGCTGACCCGAGTCTCTGGCCTTTTGGGAAAGCACTTAGACACCCGAGGCTACCTTGGCTAACTTGGTCACGCTTAGGGACTCACTAGCTGCAACATTGGAGGCAGCCGGTCGAGTGGTTTACTCATTCCCAAATGAAAACATAACGCCGCCAGCCATTGTCCTAGTGCCTGGATCGCCTTACATTACAACTAGCGCAATCGGCGGCACTCGCTTAAATGTGCGCTTTGACATCACAGTTATTGTCAATGCAGCTGATAACCGCGCCGCACTTGCAAACATCGAGGCCCTAATACTTTCAGTCAGTGATCTGCTATCACCCACGATTTCATTCTTGGGTGGCTGGTCACAGCCCACAGTCCAGCAAATTGGCAACGCCGATATGCTAATCAGCCAACTCAACACCGAGATGGTCACAACCGCCTAGAAAGGCAAATCCATGACAGCAACATACATCACTGGGCGGTCGCTAACCTTGACCATCGACTCAGTATCTTACGCAGATCAAGCGTCCACAGTGACACTTGAAATGGAAAGCAACCAACAAGTGTTGGAAGTTTTAGCAGGTCGCGCATACAAGACAGTGGATCAAACTGCCACTTTGAACGTCGAACTGTATCTTGATGACAGCGCATCGGCTGGAATCATCAGCGCGCTTTGGGATGCGACTTTGGCTGCACCTGATACATCGCTAGCATTCAGTTTTGATGTAAACGGCGACACATTC